CTTTTACATTCTTTTATTTCAGTGCTTTTTTAGTACTGATTTTAAGTTTGTATTTTAGTACACTCGCCGCATGGCGTAATGATATGTGCACACGTTTAGCGAATAGTCGAACCATTACAACAGATTTGTTTGCTTCTTTGCGTAAAAGCAAAGCAGTTCAATTCTTCTCTGTTTGTATTGTTGGACGTTTGCTCTATTCTTGTGTGTTGTTTCTACGATCTACTCATAAGACTCAGAGTGCTTTGGCACCCACGTCTGTAGAGGAGATCAAGAAACGTGATCAGGAGATTAATCCTTGGGCTACTCCAGTTGCTGCTGAACTTCATGTTTCTGATAAGAATATGAATATGACTGAAGACCAAGTTTTGAGTAAGGTTAAGAGGAATCTCTTCCATATCAAATTGGTGGAGAATAACTTCCAACAATCTTGTGATGTACTTGCTCTTGGTGGAACTCTTTATTTGTTGCCATTACACATCTTCAAGAATCGTAAAGATATGAAGGTGTTGGTGACTAAAGAAGATCCCATGCAGTTGAATTCCACTTTTAAGGGATATGTTAGTATTGCAGCGATGACACCAATTCCTGGCAAGGATTTGTGTATTGTCAATATTCCATCTGGTGGTCCAATGGCTGATATTACTCATCTATTTCCGGAAGCTACTACAGTTTCCGGGAGTGCTCATTTGCTTTATCGTCATGCAGATGGCAACTTAGTAGATGATGTTGTTCGTGCCAATTGGATTCGTAATTCTGAAGCGGGGGGAACTGGTTATCATTACCATGCCCCTTATCATACTTTTACCGGTATGTGCGGAGCTTTATTGGTTTCCTCTTTTGCGAAGAGTTCAATTGTTGGAATTCATCTTCGTGGAATTCCCAATACATCCAGTGCTAAGGCATTGACCTTGACTTTGGGTGAATTACGATCCGCTATTCAGAAGTGTGATGAATGGGTTGGAACTATGCCATCTCATGTCAATGGCACCTTCCCTACTTCGCGTTACGAGCGTCAGGTAGTTACAACACAGGAAGTTCATCCTAAGTCTCCATTGAATTATTTGCCTTTGGGCAGTAATGTGGAGTACTTGGGACAGAATCCTAATCGTGTTACCCATACGAAAAGTGATGTAGTGAAGACACCTATCTCTGATTTAGTTGAAGAGGAGACTGGTAATGCCAACAAACATGGACCCCCACAGTTTCATCGGTGGAAAATGTGGCAGGCTTCATTAGAACACTCAGCGAATCCTGGTATTGGAGTTGAACCTACCCTTATTGATCGGGCTGTTGTTGATTATTGTGGCGGTTTGACTGAGGTTTTAAATTCTGATGACTTTAATGAAATGGTCAAATCAGAACTGAAGCCTCTTACCCAAATGGAAACGTTGTGTGGTCGTGATGGAGTGCGATTCATTGATGCTATGAAGCGTGGCACTTCCAAGGGATTTCCGTTGACAGGACCTAAGAGAGAATGGATATATTTCTTGGATCCTGAAGATTACCCTGACCATGCTTGTCCTGCTGAATGTGATCAGCAGATTATTGATGAATTTGAGAAAATGCGTGAAATGTTGAGAAGTGGTGAACGTTGTTATGCAATCTTTAAGGCTTGTGTCAAAGATGAGCCTACTAAGATTGGAAAGGACAAAGTTCGCGTTTTTCAGGCTGCGGATTGGGCATTTCAAATGCTTGTTCGCATGTATTTCTTGCCTTTAGCTCGTATTCTTTCATTGTTCCCCTTGGTGTCTGAGTGTGCTGTTGGAGTCAACGCACAAGGCCCCGAGTGGAACGATTTGGCAGTTCATATGCGCAAATTTGGACTTGATCGTATTCTTGCTGGTGACTACAGTAAGTACGATCTGCGTATGCCTGCCTCTTTGATCATTGCTGCTTTTAAGGTTTTGGTTAATATCGCA